CGTTTATCTTGATCGCTTCTAAGTCGGGGTGCATCCCAGCTAGTAAAACGGTAGTGACATCAGCAGCATCAGTCGCTGGCCGGACGCTACCTGCTGATGGATCGATCACAGCAGCAGTGATCCATTACCGAAATACACATCGACACCAGACAGATCAGTAGGAGTGAAAAAAAGCGAAAACGTGAATCCTCCCGTACCGATCAATGGTATTGAGTTGAATCGCACCGTCTCTGTTGCACTGATAAATTTCAGCGTATAGCTTCCCTGCCACGGCACGAACTGTGGTGAGTTTACTATCGGAGCGTGATTATGTCTTCCGCTCCAATCTCGCAGTGTGTCGCCGGTTGGTCCCAGACCGGGATTCCATGCACCTTCACACGTACGCCACAGCGATGGATACTTCGACTGGTCGCGTGTTGCTATTCTATTGCGGCTGGTCATTGGTTCTCGATCACAACAGGATTGAAGACGATATTGCATTCAACATCGTCGCTGTGAACTGCTGCACCGCTTCCGTCCAGAATCACGAGCGAAGCGTAACGAGCTTTCGGCGAAAAACTGTTTTGGCATTCCATCACCTGAACTGTTCCAGTTGCTTGTGCGGTACAAATCAATGATCCGATGTAGTGCATTTGCTTGACTGCTGCTGCTGCATTGCTGGAGTATCCAGTAAAGGCTGAATCCGATCCTGAAGCACCACCAGCGTTCGCTGTTCCTGCTGTAGCTGAGGTCGAGTAGCTCAAATACAAGTCCCAAACACCTGTTCCGGCTGAAGGCGTCGCTGCGTGCTCGATTGCTCCACGAATATCGTATTCATCTGCATACAAAGCACCGAAGTCAAACTTTGTTGACTGGCGATAAGCTCCATTCGCAACGCTCGCAAGAGCCAACTGCACGTCGAGCTCCTGGCTTCCGTCCGTCGTCTTTCGCAGGTCGTTTGCGGCTGTCGGATTGAAGTCTCCAGCATGATCCGCAAATACGATTTGCTTCGGAGTCCCGTTGAGTTCTTTTCGTAGTGCGATGCTGGTTGTCATGTTTTCAGTCTCGTCTGTAATTCCTAAAAGCCCATCTGCCGCATCGATCGCGGCAGTCCAAAGAGCCTGATTGCTCTCTGGTGTTTCCCACTCTCTGACCCCGGATTTCGCAGCCAGAGCGAGGTAGATGCTTAGTCTCGTCTGGAGCAACTCGGAGTCGGTAATCATGTCGCCACTCGTGCATTCGCAATGTCACTCGGAGTCAGGTTGACGTATCGTCCAAGCAACTGAATCGCCCGGCTTGATGCCTCTTTCGAAACCGCATCAAACGACGCACGGGCAGCAGTTTGTGCCCCGAACATCTTGTTAAACTCAACAGCAATCACTGACGGATTGATTGACCCGTCAGCCGTCTGCATAGCCCACCAGTTCTGCTGTCCTGATGATGCCGCATTGAATTCGTCTATCGGAATGTTGATTTCATCCGATGGGACAGATGCACGGTAAACGAGTATCGAATCACGAATCTCATTCAGGATATTCGCGTTCGCTTCGTCGTCAGCCGGATTCGTTGTCAGACCGAGCGTCAATGGATCGTTCGTTAGTTCCGCTTTAATCACCAGTAAATCAGAATTTTCCACAATCAAACCTCCCGCAATGCGTCTGCAACATCCGATTCAGTCACGCGACCGAATCCCAATTCTTCTGCCCGACTCGCGTCTCGTTTCGTTGCTTTGTTGATTGCCTGCCGTGTTTCGCTTCCATTCGGAAACATGTTTCTCAATGCTTGCCGTGTCTTCTGTGTCATCGGCACTTCATCGGCAGTCACGAAGAGATTTAGATATGCCTTTTGTGCGGCAGTCAGTGCTGTGAATTCAATCTGATCTAAGCATGACACAAGAGCACCACTGGATAGTGATTCACTGTCGATCGATCGCCCAGGTTTATTGATCAGTTTCGCGATCGAAACATGATCGCCACCAGCCGCTGCGTATCCGATCAACTGCGGATCAGTCGTGATTTCTGTTTTTAACGCTGCAAGATCCATGATTACTCCAAACTCAACAACAACACGCGGTTCAACATACCGAGCGATCATCGAATATCACTCAAAGAGGGTTCACTAATCGGCAAGCGTCGAAAATCTCCAGCCTCTCCGCTGCTGTTATCGACGCCGCGTCCAGGTTGTCGATTGCTGTATCCACGTCCGCCAGCGCCCCATCTAAAGCTACCTGAAATTCGTGACACGGATCGATCTCGATCGGTGTCGGCGGATCTGGATGCGGAATCGGCGTCGGACCTGACGGTGACGAGACGACCGGCTGGCGTCCGAACTTCCCGACTTGCTTCAGGTGATGCCGCAACGTCTTGATTCGCTCGTTTTTCATGACTGATTTCCTTTGCCGGTTTCGCGGCTGCTAAATTGTTATTCACCGAACTCCCGCGCACGGCCTGAAGCTCGTTAATCGTTTCTGACTGTTGCTTAATTATCGCAACGCACGATTCGTTGATTCGAAACCCGATCGAACCTGCCCAACCGCACAGAATTAAGATCAGTGCGGCCTGCATTTGGCAATGCCACTTCAATCGCCTGACGTCACCTACGATCCCGTCGTGATAAATCAAGCGAGTCCCAGCAACACACACAACCGCGAGTGCGGCGAAGCACAACAGCTGAATTTTCATTTCAGTTGACAGGTGAAACATTCCAAGCTCCGACGATATTTGCCACGGCCCAGCCGACGGCGATAATGATAACTACGATCCCCATAGACCAATACAGACGCGACGCATTCTTTCCTGTGATTGACAGGGAGCCGCCAGGGAATTTGAACTCCATTCGGTCTGTGTCGTCTCGTTGTTTTTCCAACTGCTCATCTGTCACGATGCTTTTCCAGCTGCCTCTGTTTGCTGTTCCGTGTACTTCTTCCATGCGATCTTAAAGACTTCGATCACCAACCACTTCACAAGTTGCCATGCGATCCAGCCTGCAATGACCGGCATTGAAGAAACGATTTCGTTTTGTCGTCTGGAAATTGCTTCTTCGAGTGTTGCCGGTCGATACGCGATTGCTCGTTTGAATGAATCCAACTCAGCACAAACCTGCTGTTTCTTCTCCGCCCGCTTCCTGAGTTGATGCGGCTTGAAACCGCGATGGCCAGCGACAACTGAGTCCAGATCGTTGCAGTCCATTTCGGTGTAGGTCTCGAAGTAGAGTTGGTCCCAATTCATCACGCACACATCGCTTCCATTTGTTTCTTTGTCGGTATCGCCTCTGGCATGTCATCGATCCAAATATCTACCTGATGCCCGAAAGCCTCAGCATACGTTCGCTTTGGTGTTCCATATGAAAGCAGAATTTCAACACCGGCCGGCAATGCCTCTGTCAGTTCCTTCCGATGGCTGAACTCGTTTCTTCGTGCTGATACACAAATAACCACATGCCCGCGACTTTGTGCGGAAATAATGAACTCGCGCCACAGTTGACAGTCAGCTGTGAATGTTGAGTCAAAGTCGATCGCAATTTTCAGCGACTCACTCATGGCACCAACTCCGTCGCAGTCTTTTTCCACTGCCACCCCATTGCTTCACGAATCCTCTTTGCTGCTGCTTCCATTTGCTCGATATCGCGCTCCAATGTTTCTGCCCACAATTTGTTTTTCTTTATCGTTCTTCCGAGCGTCGAATCATGCTCAGCAAGGCACTGCCTTGTATTTTCAATTCCGCTTGAAATCGCAGTCAGTGCTGACCTAAGAATCTCCTCGTTAATAGAAACCAGCGTCGGCTGAATGCCGGTGAACTTCGCAGGACAATCACCTTCATGCTCGCCGTACTTACCTCCGCAATATGCACATGGCATTGGACAAATCATCACGGCACCAACTCCGTTGCAACCTTTTTCCACTGCCATTCGCCTGACTTTGCGTTGTACTCTGCAAAGCCTTGCTCTACAGCTTCCTGCTGTATTTCTTCACGTCCGTGCTGCCGACCAGTATTGTGAGCGCCGATGACACAACAAATCATCATACACACCATGAATATAAGAGTTAAAACTACGCCTGCACCGTCGCTCATTTCAACCACCATACCGCAGCCATGTGCCGTCTTCTTCACGCTGTGCCCACGATCCGTTCCCGAAATCCGGGCCACCGTCAAACTCGCGATCACCTTTGCGTGGCGGCATGTCATGCGGCCGCTCGCCACTTCCTGACCAGATCCAGACTTTTTCAGAGGCAACCTTCCGACTCACTAAATTGATAGTCACGTCCGGAGCCCCGGACAGGTCAAGAGTCACTGAACTCAGATCGTCCGCATATCTCAGCCCGTTCAACCCCGCAGAGTAGTGAAACACCCATTTTCTGGCGGTCACTTTCACCGGCGGCTGGATAGTGATTGCGTTTTTGGTTTTCGTCAACGTCTGCTCTGCGCCCCACTCGATGGACAGTCCCGCCGATGCAAATTCGACACGTTCTGTCGTGAGGATTGTTGACGCGATTCGCTTCCATGAGTCCTCCACGTTGATTGTGAAATCAAAAAGTGAGCCCATCACCACTGGCGAATCGTCAGTCTCTTGACCACTCGATTCCATAAGATGCGCCGCCAGGACTGCCGCAAACAGCTCTGGCGACGCAGATCCACCCTCGACTGTGGCTACAACTGCGGAAGCGTCTTGTGCCGGCGTCAGATCTACGCCGTGTTCCGGTAACGAAAGATACTTGATCACCTCCCCTCGATTGTGAAACCCTGAGAGATAGCAGCCGAAACCATTTGGAGTCAGCGAGTGTATTTTTCTGTCTTTTCCAAGCACAATCAGCAGCGGCGTCCCATGAATCAACATTGATGGCGACACGCCAAGTTCGTCGAGCTCGTTCGCGTACTCAACCTGCACGACTTCGATTGGAGCATCTTTGCCGCCAGTCAAATCCAGATTTGCGGCGAGCATCCGATCACATGGGGAACAGTGTTTACCAACCAGCAGCAGCCCGCGCGGCAGTCGCTCTTTGCGTTCGGTCGCACTGACGACAGTCGAAAACGTCACCACTGGTGGCGTTGAGATTGGATCCGGAACCGGTACAAAAACATCGGCGGATGGCGGCAGAGGGGTGTCTGTGGCGAGTTCTTCCGCACTGTCCGCCGATGTGGATTCCTTGGCAGCCTTAGCGATTTCTTCGGCCTGCTGCTTTTGCTCCTGAATGGCCTGCAACCGCTTTTTGGCGTCGGCAAGATCATCACCAACGCATTGCGATCCGCAGCAGCTTCCGATACTGAACATGATCAGGCAGCAGATTATCCAATACGCTCGCATTATGGCTTATCCCACTCGTAAAACGATTGAACTATCGGCACGAAAAAAACGGCATGTGTTGGCTCTCCATCGATCCAATTTTCTGATATGTGCGGATCGTGCAGCAGCCTGAATCCCTCCGGTCCAAGCAGTTCGCCAACAACGGCATGGCGACCAGTTGTGCATTCTCTTGGCGACTCACCTGTGACGATACAAGGCACCGGAGTTCGTACCGGATAAATCGTTCCCCCGTTTCCAAAACCAACCTCAATGGCTTGCAGTCCCCGAAACGCTAGCCAGTCTTGAAAAGCATCCCAGTCCCATTTCGCGCCGTCGCAAGCATTAGGAACTTTGTCTATCGAAATTCCAAATAGAGTCGCTACGCATGCTTGAAAACAATTCGTCGGTGTGGATTGATTGACAGCATTTGGTATTCGCCGCATCAGTGAACTCATTATGCTTTTCCCGTGAAGTTGACGAATCGCCGCTTGCGTGGAGTTGGCTTGTCGCCCGGAGCTAACTTGATGTCACTCACGCCGATAGCAACGAAGTTTCGCGAACGCAATTCCTGCTCAACGAATCGCCGTGTCATCTTCCCGAATCCACGGTCACCATAGTTTTCGAAATGACTGTTCGGTTCGAGTAAAGCCCATTCGCCACTATCCAGCTTCACGATATCGTTCCGACATCGTGCGTGCCCGCCACCACCATCAACAAACGAATTGCACACACCGCCTGGACCTGGCCGCCAATTTCCCCACGGCCCGCCGATCACGATCGCTCCCTGCCGAGCCACGATGAAGTTGAACATCGCTTCCCAGCTTGTGAGGTTCGCCATGTAGCCGATTTTGCGTTCTGCGGCCAATGTTGTTGCTGATGCCGGATATTGAAAACCGTAGTTGTCGCGAGGGTATGGGAACTCTTTTTTTCCGTCGTTCTCGATGTCGTCCGGAAGAAGCCCTGACCGCATTGCAGCCGTCACAACGCCGTGAATCGTTGCTCCATTGTCGCCGCGAATGCCGTCAATCTCCTGGCCACGACGATAAGACCAATGCGGGTTGAATTCACGCCAGTAGCCGGTTGCGAAATAAAACGCCGTGGCCGCCGCGTGTGCCACTCCGAACCCGGCACAGGAATTCATCCGGAATTGATCCTCACGAATTTTATTCTGGATCATCAATTCCTGAATGTTCGCTGATTCAATTTCATCAGCACTGCAGACAAGATTCCCAAAGTCGAAATCAATGCACTGCGCAACGAGTTGCTCGCGTTGTGCCGGCGTCATTTCGACCAAACCAGTGAACTCACTCATTGCGAAGCTCTCCCGCCTTGAGTTTCGCTGCCATGTCAGTCAACCGACTTGCGTCCCGGGCTTTTTCAATCTCTTTGCCGACCGGGCCAAACGCCGCTTCGAGGCAATCAAGGATCTTTTCGTTCATGAAATCCTCGGCCTCTTGGTCGCTGTCGAATTTCTTTGCGGCCAGTTCGTCGATTGCGTCTGCGAGTAGGGCACGTCCGGATGATGCGGAGCGGTCGAAAATGTCGGGTTCATGTGCCAGCAATGCGTCAATCTGTTCCGCCTGCCACTGATTCCGTTCTGCCAGTTCTTTGTTCTGCTCGTCAAGCGTGACGATTGTTTCCTGCAGCGACCTGATTTCGTCCGTGTTTCGGATGTCTGGCAGTTTCGCGGCGATGTCCGGCCAGAAAGTGATTACCGAAATTGCTGCAGCCGCAATCCAACCAGCTTTCGAATTTCCAGCAACTGGCTTGAGCTTAGCGAATGCTGATTTTGCCAGCGTTTTCAGCCGCTCGCGGTTCGCGAATGCGATGTAGCCGATGGCGGCAACAATGCCGATGATATGGCGAGTTTCCATTACTTCACCGCCTTTCGTTGTGCCTTGGATTTCTTCCCGCGACGACCTGCAATGAGTGGCTTTCGAAGCGGTGAATCAGGAGGTAGCGGTGAGAATTCACGAGTCTCAATGCGTTTGAGCTTCGTGACAATTTCAGGCGTGCGACAACGCCACTGAATTGACATTCCGGCTATTGATTCGAGCAGTACAAGGCTTGCAACACCCATCTACTTCGCCCCCGCTTTTTCGCTGCTCACGTTGTTGTCGCGCGCCTGTAGAAGTGCGTAGAGAGTTCCGAGCGTACCGAGAATCACTGTGATGTCTGGATTTGTTTCCGGCTTGTCATCAAGCACAGTCGAGGCTTGACCGCAGAAAATAGCGATTGAAGAAACAATTGCGCCCAGCTTAGTTCGCCAACTGGCACCAAGAAATCCCATCGCGCACACCCCCACCAACGACGTCAAGCTGTGACGTCAGCAGCCGATGAGTTTTGATTTAGTGCGGGGAGCTTTCGCAGTGAAAGAATGTTTGGTGGCAAGACAATAGCAGAAAAACCGCCGGTGTCAACGGCGATTTTTGCCCATCGCATCAACTCCCGTAAGCGTTTCCGTTTTTCATGCCTTGCCGGTCCCAGTCTTCGAGCGAATCACTGGCAGTTTCCACTACCGCCACAGGCTTGCGAGGAATACCGCACACCGTGTTTTTGTCTTCGAGCAGTGCAATCCTGCGTTCGATGTCTGGTATCGGCATCGCTGAGATTTCCGCTGGCATTTCGGAGCCGGTCAGATCGTGCCATTTGTTGTCAAGTCGAAAAGGCGTGGCCAAAATTCGCTGCTCATAGCAGCGCCTCGACATACCAGCCACCATTGCCGTCTGATTTGATTTCATTAAACGATTCATCCGTCGGTTGACTGTGATCGTATCGTCCAACGATATTTCCATCGTACCAATACAGTCGCACAGGAACACGCTTTGTCTTCGGTTCGATTTTCGGCAGATCCTTGCGGCGGCAGCGCACCTCAAGTGTACTGACATGATCCGCGTATCCATGCTTACAATTTGCTATGTCGTCTTCCCTAACGTCGCGCCACGGCGTTGTTGCCACTGAACTAACCCATCTGCATTGATCTACTCCATGGCGACGAACAACAACATCCTGCGTCACCCAATCGTCTGGAGATTCGACCGGAGCCAGCAACGCTTCGGCCTGCTCTTTCTCCACCTTCTTCCATGCTCCTGCACGAACATATCTTTCCTCATCACCCCCCCACTCGGTAGTGCATTGACGAACACCATGTTTATCGATGCAGTCATAGTGCGATGGTATTGATCGAAGCAAGAATGCTGTTCCTCCTCCGAATCCTTGCGGCCGAACGTACCACTGCGGAAACACTTCCGGCTGCCAGTCCCAGCCAGTGCAGTAGGGGAGGACATCATATTCTTCAAGGCTTTTCACTGCACAGATGAAGCCATTTTTCAATTCAAGAACTGCCCACCCGTCTAGCCTAAATCCAACGACTCGTGCACGCTCTGCGCCGCTTTGCATCCACTCACCAGCTTCTGGTTTTTTCATCAGTCTTCATCCTTTAAAAAGTTGTCGAAAATCACTGTACACCATTACGCGTGCTTCTTTCCGTTTTTTCCCGTCTATAGAGACTTTCAGCCACCATAGAGACCAAAGACAAGCCAAGACCCCCACCTCCGGAAAGAACGGAAAGAAGTCTTATAGAGATAGTGTTTTTTTTATTTTCTATACTATTACCAGTATTTTATGCCACCCTTTGGGTGTAAATCATAGTGAACACTTCTTTCCCAAACCTGTCGGGAAGAAAGCCCTTCTTTCCGGGAAAGAAGGGCATCTGCGTCGGTCTCGTTTTGTTTCGTCCTCCGGAAAGAAGTCCAAACCGGAAGAAACTCCGGCAGAAAGTGTTCACTACTTCTTTGTTAATTTAGGCTGTTTCATCGAAGTTTTGATACACAACTTTTGGTCTTCCGCCGCTCGACTCGGATACAATTTTTATCACTCCCATCGCCTGAAGTTCTTCCGCAGCGGCGGTGAATTCAGAAGCTGAGATTGATCGAAATTGCCTCAGAAGATCCGTGCGATTGATTGACGACAATTTCAGAACGGCTGTCTGCAGGATGTGCTTCGCCCGATTTGCTTGCGTGTCAACAACGTTTTCACGAACCAGCCCACAGGCGACCCTGGCAAGCCAATTAGCAATTCTGATCCCCCAGTCAATGTCTTGGAGCTCAATCCTGATGAACTGCCAATCGGTTGTTGCCGGGTTGTCTTGGATCCGCGCGGCCCGGTGGACCATCGCCAGCTTCATCGCTCGAGCGGCCACTCGTCCCCATAAAGCTGCCCGAGACTCGCTCTCGTGCTCCATTTTCGCGTCAATAGCGTCAGCGTGCTTGTTCCATCGCGCGACAGAATCAGCGTCCATTTCGAGCAGGCATGGCTTTGGGTAGTCCGGATTGAGTTCTGTTGGTTCCCAGTCGAGCCACCCCCTGATCGGATTTGACAGCGATTCAGGCACCGGCAAAGCTCGAGCTTGACGGCGCTTCGGTCGATTCTGCACCGGCCAAAAAGCCAGTCGCCCAAAAAGTCCGTCCTGAATCTGATGACTGCCAATCGCCTCAAACATTTGCCCGGTCGTCAAGCCGAGAAGAACCAAATGCGGCTGAATCACCTGGTTGCGTAGGCCATCAGCGTGAGCAGCCCCGCCGTAGACGCCGCTGGCCTTGCCGTAGAGTTTCAGCAGATGCGTCCCGATTTGCTTCGCGTGCCCGTTGTTTGATTTCTTGTCGAGAATTGATTCCAGCACTTTTCCGAATTCGTCACACACCCAGATCCCGCACGGGATCCCTGTGATGGCTTTCATCAATCCATTGCCGGATTGAACATCCGGCGGAAACATCGGAACTTTTGTGTGCGGAGCCGAAGCGTAGAGAATTTTCGTTACGGTCGTCTCGCAGGCTTCTTTACCGCTCGCCGTTGGTGCGATGATGATGTTGTAATCGTTGGTCCTCATGTCTGTGTGGGAAGCAATTCGACGGCCAAAAATCGTCTCGCAAATACTGACAGCCGTCGCCAAGCCCATCACGCAACTGAGCCGATGTGCCGTCTGGCAGTAATAGTCAAAAATCTGTTTCAGGAGTCCGGATTCCGGAACCGCGTCAGCGCAGAATTGTTCATCGTCGAATTCCTCGCCGCGTTCCTCGCCCAGGATGGCCGACAGATCAACTTCCGGATAGACATGCTCAATTGGTCGTGACGGTTTGTTTTCGCGCGGTGTTCCGTTTCGCTTGGCAGATCCGCCCGCTGCCATCAGCTCTTCGTCTGTCAGCGGCTTTGAATTTCGTGCGTTCCAGAGTCGCATCAGGTCCGCGATCTGGAAGTCAGTTAGCCGCTCGCCATGTTCGCCAACGAACGAAAACAAATGCCCAGCGAGACTGAAAGCACAATTGTTCCGCTCGCCCTCTCCGGCCGCCGGGAGCGAATCGACATACGATTGAGCCCGGCGCTCCAAATGATTTTCTGGCAGCGCTCGTGGCATTGCCGGGATGTTCACCGGAATTGAAATAGCAGAAGATTTCTTTTCTTTCGATAAAAATTCTTTCACCAGCCAGTCAACAGCCTCTTGCCCGTCGCCGATTTCGTCCATTCCGGCGTACAAATCTCCGGTGATCGTCCAGAATCGTTTCGAGTCATAACACTCGACAGATCCGCCTTCCAACTTTTGCAGGCATCGAGACCCATTAGGCTTACGTGCTCGAGTCAGGATCTTGATTCCGGTCCCGCTGGGAGACACCTCCGCGAATCCAATTCCATCGAATCGGCAAAGGATCAGCATTGCCCAGGCTTTGATACCGTTGTCGTCAATGCAGTCGTCAAGATCAATGCCTGTCCATGGTTCAGTAATCTCGAACGCCAGGCCGCTGTGAAATTGCGAAGCATCAACAGCCGTCTCGAAGTCTGTCCATGTCTCTGGATCATTTGACTTCGCGGCTGCCCCGTTGGCTTGACAAGGAATCTTGACGTCATTGCTGAGCTTCCAGCAATGCCATTGATTGACGGCGCGCAGTTCTTCGGGAATACGTTCGTAGTCGGTCATTAGAATGGTGCATCCTCACCCTCACCAGAAAACTCAACCGCCTCAACTTGTTCCGGCAACTCAGTCGGCTTCTCGGTATTGAATTCAGCCGACAGAATTCGCGTGTACTTGCCATCCTTGACGGTCGTGATTTTGCACGGCACCCGAGCGACACCCATGCGAAGCAGCTTGACAGCATCGTCAACGCTGTCCGGTTCCATACACTCAGTACGTGCCTGCCACCAGAGACCAGCTTTTGTCCGTGCATAGCCGCTATGTTCGAGACACACCCACTCGCTGATCGTCGTCTTGAGCAACCCGCCGTCATTAGACTTCTCGCAGTCGTAATCAACTCGCAAAGTAGGTGGCGCGTCCGGATCACCTTTCTTCTCATGCCTCTTGTAACTGCAGTGAGTCACGAACCACGTCTCCGGTTCTGGCTTGCCTGTCAACTGGCTCTCACTGTCTGATTCGCCCTGATGCTTCACTGGGAACACAAACCCGCAGTCAGGACAGGATTTCGCGTTAGCGGCTACGTCTTGATCGCATGCAGGGCATGGCTTGCCGCGCCCATTGTTCGCGGCTGCAACAGTGTCTTTCCCTGAGCCCTGCCGAACTGATGACGCTCGACCATAGTTCGGGTCGTCGATTGATCCATGACGTTTGATGTTCTCGCCAAAATCCAGAATCAGGCAATCCCGCTTCGACGGATGCAATCGCAAGCCACGACCGAGCATCTGAGCGAACAGCCCTGGGCTCATCGTGGCCCGCATGACAGCAATCGCGTCAACGCACTTCGCATTGAATCCGGTTGTCAGCACGTCGCAGTTGACAAGCCAACGAAGGCGTTGATGCTTAAAGTCTTCAATCAACGCTGAACGTTCAAGCGGCATTGTCTCGCCAGTGATGACGCCAACACGATCACCACTGAAGTCAGACAACTCCAAGGCGATGTGATCAGCATGATTGACACCGCTGGAGAAAATCAGAACAGAATGCCTGTCAAAACATTTTGCATGAACTTCACGACATGCCGCCTCAACACTGTCGGTCGTGTCGAACAGCCGTTGAGCTTCGCTTTCGACAACTTCACCGCCACGAATTGACAGCTTTGACGTGTCAACTTCCGACGTTGTTGGCTTATTTGTAATCGGACACAAAAAGCCCTGTTCAATCAGATCCGCCGTCTGAACTTCGTAGCAGATTTTTTGGAACAGTTTGTCTTTGCCACACAGAGGACCTTCACCTGTCCTGTATGGTGTCGCCGTCAATCCGACAATCCGCGATGCTGGATTGTTCAACAGGATCTCGCCAAGAAACGTGCGATACATTGACTCATCGTTTTCGCTGATTAAATGGCAATTATGTACTAAGATTCCTTCAGCAAAGTAAGAAGGGTGTCCACTGACTTGAATGTTGAATACAGGTGTATCGCTCTCTCGTTGCTCACGCGAAATACCGACCAGCCTAGTTTTTTGAGTAAGGCATCCTTCTTCTTGTCCTGTGCCCTTCTGTTCGTGTGTGTTCTCCCATCTACCTCTATTGCGATCATCATTGCCCTGTTCGCAATATCCACTTTGTATGCGTGTGGGCATCCCGGCTCCTTGTTCGTTACAACCGCCAACTCCGCAACCCATCCCTCTCCCAGGGCATGCAGAAGAACAAGCTGCGGGATCGTCAGTAGATTTCCATTCCCTCCCCTGTTGATTGGACGATGCCGGATAGCTTTTAGCCGATCCCTCACCTTCTTCCTTATCACCGCATCTTTCATGCAGTTGTTTGCAATCTTCGAGCAAGAAATTGAACAGAACTGTTGCTTCTTCCATAATGGCTCCTGCTGTATGAACCCCGTCTTCTTTACTGCGAAGAATTCCTTCCCGCAGTGCTTGCACTTCTTCGACGCTAAAAACGCTCTCTCCGACTTCCAGTTCCTCAGCCCTTTTCCATCCACTATCTGTGAAAAAAGGGTGGTTTCCTGTTGTTGTGATTTGCTTACCATTTGATGTCTCCAAAATGATCAATGATCTTGTTTGCTTTACAGAAACAGCTTGAATAACTCCTACACCAAGAGCATTCAAGACGAAATCTCCACGCCTTAAATCCTCAATTGGACGCGGCCCGCTAATAGTTGAAACCATCGTTCCCGCGACGAAGCATTCATCGACAAGAATCAAATGCCTGTCACCGAGTTCGCTGGCCTTGCGATAGATCGACTGAATTCCTCCGATCACAACATCATGCGTTGTGTTGCGACTTTTCAGCCCGGCTGAATAAATCCCAACCTGAATGCCTGGAATCAATTCCTGAATCTCGGCAGCGTTCTGGGCAATCAATTCTTTGCGATGCGCCAATACGACAACTCGACCACCAAACTCTCTGGCCTGCTTGATCAGCATCGCAATCACCAGCGACTTGCCAGCGCCGGTAGGCAATACAATCAGCGGGTTTCCCTCACGCTCCGCGAGGTATGACCACGCGAAGCTGTTTGCGGCCCATTGGTAGTAACGGGGTTCAATCATTACAGACGGCCCCCGTAATAATCACTCCACATGTCCGCCCAGTATGATTCAGAAAGCTCAAAGCAATCCTCGCAGAAATTGCTGTAATTAGACTCATCATTGACGTACTGAGTATTCATTCGCATTCGCTTTGCACCCCTGCGTTTACAGCCGCAACACCGAGGGCCGAATAGCCAGTTAAAAAGCTTTTTCAAAGTCTTCATCCCATCACCTCTTCCAAAAGTTTCACACGTCTGGCTGCTCGCCACTCCTGCACCTTCGCTTCAAATCTCTGACGATCTTCCGCCGTGAATTCTGATTGCTCAGCAGGCTCGTCCAGTTCGGCCCATCCACCGAACCAGACATCACCAACCGGACAATTCAACCGCGACGCAATCCGCGACTCTGCCGACCTGTGGTTCATGCTTCGCCTTCGCGAACGAAGTCACGCATCATTGAAGCGTACTGCTCGAAGCGAACCGCAAATTCCGGAGCCCACCAAGGCATTGGATTGAATGACTTCTCTGCCGTCATTCGCATAGACGCCAGCGTTGCCGCAAGCCGTTCAAGCTCAGGCCTCGCTGCATCTTCACGCCGCTTGCGTTCTTCGGCTCGCTGTTCTTCGAGCTTCTCCGCATCAGCCTTTCGAAGTTCTTCCTGTTGCTGACGGACAAACTCTTGCTCCGCTGCCAGCTTGCGGCGCTCTTCCGCCCGATGTGCCTCGATCTCTTCGCGTTCCTGTTGCAACTGCCGACGTTCGGACTGCAGTCGCTGCTCGTCCGCGATTCTCTGGCGTTCGATTTCTTCAGCCCTGACGCGAAGTTCTTCGGCCTGTCGTGCCGACTCTTCTTCACGAAGTCTCGCCTGTTCAGCTTCAGCCGCACGACGTGCTTCAGCCTCCTTCACCGCCTTCGACAGCCACCACATCCATTCATCGTCAGGCAGATCAGCAGCAACCAGATCAACTGGAATTCCATTCGCCACCATCGCGTCAAGTCGAGCCTGTTTCGCCGCCTGTTTCTGACGTTCTTTCTCCATCCGTTCGTTCTCTTTGATAGCGTCAAAGGCATCACGTTCAGCTTTGAGTTTCGATTCGACTTCTTTGACCTTAGATTTCAACTGCGTTGCGATTGAATCGACGGTCTTTCCATAATTCAAAGCACCTCGCTTCAGTTCTTCTCGCTTCCCTTCAATTGAAGCGTGCAACTTCTTGACAGCCTTGTGAGCTTCTTCAACTTTTCCAATGCCGTCTTCAGCGACTGTCAGCATTCCGTACGGAATCACCTTTTGGATCAAGTCATTGAACTCAGTTAGCTCATTGACGGCCCGCTGCGTCATCGTCAGCGGTTGTTCTTGAATCATTGTGGCTTCAGTCATTGATATTCAGCCTTCGTAAAAGTTCGGGAATCAACCTGTTAATTGCAAACTCGTCGTACGTGCTGCATGCGCCAAAAATCTTCTTCTGACTGCTGTTTTTCAAAGTCCCGTCTGCGATAGAGGCAATCGTTGCGTTGTCAACAAATTGCAGAAGGAACTCACGCTCATAGCTGTTCATTCGAAGCTGAGCCCATTCATCGTTACTGATGCGGTCTCCAGTGATTTCGACTCTTTCAGCAATGGCAAGAACAGATTGCCTTATCATCTCTTTCATTGCTCACACCCCTCCAGAAAGTGGATAAAAACGCCCGGCTCTCACCGGGCTCATAAAACGAAACGAAATGAACGCGAACTACCAGCCAGGAGGCTTTGCGATTGTGGTCTCTGCTGCTGGCTCAAACGCCTGCTCAACCATATTCTTCGCCGGTGTCGTTGTTGTCGCAGCGACTTCACGGGCCTTGTATTTCTTGATCACGTTCTGATCGTCCTTGATGTCAACAACTGCGATGATCGCACGCTTCATAGTCGCGTTGATGATGTCCTGAATACCGACGCCTTCAGCCTTGCCGCAAGCTGCCATGCAAAGGTTTTTGAGTTGTGCGCGTCCAATGTTCTGGCACATCGCGTTTTCATTCTTGACGTTCAGCCCATCGAATAGCGTTCGGTTCATCAGTGGCCCGCCAGCGATCTTCAATTGAACATTGAGACGTTCGCCGCCAGGTTTCTTCGTTGGCTTCTTTTCCATTGAAACCACAACCACAGGATACTCGCCTTTCGGCACTGTGTTTGCCTCGATTTTGTCGAGACCGTAACTTTCAAAATCACTCACTTCTGCACCTCTTTCTTGGCGTTCAAAACTTCACTCGGAACAAAAAACTTCGCATACTCGTCAAACGAAAACTCAGTCATTTCATCAGGCATTGACAGCCTGTTCTTAGCTCTCACACCGGCTGTCGGTGTCGTTCGGATAAATCGCTCTGACCCACCGGCCGCAATGTTTCTCGTGCGATTGAATCCGGCATCTTCTTCGCGGACATAGGTCCGAAACGAACCGAAGAAAACTTCCTGGCACCAATCGCAAAACAGGTCTCTGGCATACTCCGCAACAGCCGGTTCCCATCGCTCGTATGACGGCGCGTCTGGTGGCGTGATCTTCACCGCTTCACTGTGTGACAACAGGATGATTCCGAGACCGCGTTCAGTGTGAAGCCAGTCGAGTTGGAACTTCACTTTCTGCCACATGGCAGCAATGAAATTTTTGCCCTTCCCGAAGCTGAATTTGTCGTCAGCCATCGACTCAACGTTCTTTTCTTTGCAGATTTGCTTTTCGATGATGTGTTGCAGTGAATCGATCGTATCGACCGCAATCCATCGATATGGAAAGTCAGCTTTGCCTGCGTTCGAATCGCAGAACTGAAAGAACTCGCTCCATTCATCCCAAGATCGAATTGGCGGAGACTTATCCATGTCAACATCGCGATCGTCTTCAAGATTCGCCAGCAAGCAACCTCCGAACGCTTGCGAAGCAAACGTAGTTTTTCCGATCCAGTTCGTCCCGTGAAACAAAACGCGCCGCGGCCCGCCTTGTCTTCCTTTTAGAATTTGCATTTCAACACCTTAAAAAATGAAACTAAACACCACTATCACGCTTCCTCTGTCTTCGTTTTGCGTCAGTTCTTCGCCCGCTCTCACGACGATTTTTGTAACTGCAAAGTTCGCAGAATTCCTTTTGACGACCGCAACCAGATCTTGGATCGCCAAACGATTTTTTGCATCTACCGCAAACAAGTTCCTTCAGCTTTGGCGGCCTTGTTTTTTTTGGCCCCGCATCGCGAGCCCGTCGAAGAAACTGGCACCGCTCGCAGTCGTCTTGATTGCATTCGCAAAGGCTCATTTGTCCGCTTTCTTTGGCCGTCGATACCGGAGATTGTCCGGCATGTGAAAACCTCCGTAGACAACTTTCAGCCATCGAGATCCGTAGTCGCTGTAGACTTCATCGCCGGGTTGTGTGAGTCCGGTGATGCCGTATTCATACCCGTCGTCATGTGGTTTCGGTGCCGGAACGTCAAGTCCGCTGTGGTTGATTGTGCGTTGGCTCATGATGTTGCCTCTTTGTCGAGTTCGCTCTTTTTCTTCGCGATGAACAGACGCACATTCCATCGTGCCGACATCCAAGCAACCGGAAGAAAACTAACGATTGCAACACCAATCGCCTGTCCGACGCGCATAACAATCAAACTCACGCCAAGAGCGATAAATGATGCAATGCACCCGAAGAGTATTCCGACAGCGAGTGAGCCTATTGCAAGTTTTTGCTTCTCTTCGTCAGTAAGTAAATTGTTACTCATCCCATCACCTCCACAATCGTTGTTGAATTCACTGGCCTCGGATTGTCGGCACGCTGCCGGAATCTCACTTCACTGATGTACTTCGGTCCGTCGTCCACGAACCAGCCGACGACTACAAGCGCGTCGATCAGTTCCTTCAGGTTTCCTCGCTGCCATGAATCGGCGTCCCATGCCTTTTGCCGCTTGCCCATCACTCGAGTAACAAGCAGCGACACCGGAGCATCGAAAGGAATCAATCGCCTGTGTCCACATGCAATCAATGTTGCCTCGATTTGCTTGCGGATTTTCGCCGATGAAAACCATCGACCGCCGCGCCCGCCGTTTCCGTTTGTGAGTTCGATCGGAAACTCTGCGGAGTGAATAATCATTGACGAAATCCAGCTTCAAAAAAACAACCGCCGCCGACGCGAACCCATCGGAGACCGCACCAAACAGTGCCGGCGGCGGGTGTGTGTGATTACTCTGGCTTCTGCTCCCTTGCGATCGCGTAAGCAACTTCCTTCCGATGCACTGGCATGTTGCGCGGGGCGTCAATTCCAAGCCTCACCTTGTCGCCTCGCGCCTCAATCACCACCACGCGAATGTTGTCGCCGATGATGATTTCCTCAGACAGTTTTCGAGATAAAACTAGCATTGAATTCACTTTCAAAAATGTTGTTCGAGTCGCGGCCCGCTTCATGCGATTTAAGAGGTTTTCAGGACTCACCGCGATTTGTCGCGTTCGGATTTGAACCGAATCCGCAGCCTTGCGAGCCGCCGTGCTGCCCTTACACGCACGCGATCAACAGCCCTATAGCGTCAGGGCTCAACGTGTCGATCCGCAGAGTCTTTCATCCGCACAGCTCGACTAGCTGTTTTTGAAATTTGTTCCGCTGGGAATTAAACCCAGACTCTTGCGAATAGCGACCACGCCGGAACAACAATGTTATCTCGTCCATTAGTCGGAGAGTTATCACGACTTGATAGAGTCTTCGTGCCACTCACAACCACATAACGACTCACGCCTAAATACTTACGATTTGATCGTTGCGGATTCGAACCGCTTTTCTCATAGTGATTTCCCAGGCGGGAGACGTCATCCCCGATCAACACTGGTTACACCTCACCAGTGGGAGCTTGTTTACTAGCCGCCAGGACTCAACTTAGCGCGAACTGCTGCGTCTTTTGCCTCCAAAAGTTTCCGCAAGGCAACTGTTCGCTCTGGACCTGATTCGACCAACGCACACAGCGAACACGCGACCTCATAAAACTGTGCGGACACAATCTTCAAGTGTTCTGGCAGATGCTCAAATGCAAACCACTTCATCATTCGATCTTCATCCATAACTAACTCCAAATCTAAGGGTTTTAAAAATTGCCGGTTCTCGAACGCTACCGGCTCGCGTTCTGTTCCGCTGTCGAGATCAACGCCGGACGCCTGTAATCCGGAGGCACTGGTGTAGATCAATCGCCGTCTCTCCGGCTGTCACGCTCTCTGCCCAAATTCGTCGCGTTCACAGATCATTACAGAGACAGATTCCGCACTACTGACAGAGCCTTGCGTGATGTAGTGAGGAGACCGAGGAACATCTTTCGATGAATCTGCAAGGGCCTCTAATTTTCACCAGCAACCCGTTACCGCAGATCACTGGCCAGGTGCCACGCTTGCGGTTACCTGTGGTTAGATCAATAAGCCTCTGCCTCTTCTCTGGTAATGAAAAAATGAATCCCGCCAGCGCATTCTTGCCAGCGATCTTCGCACCATGTGTCGCAGGTGACTCGAGTTCCAGTGATGTATTTTGTTTTGTTGTCGTGCTGTGAAATTCCGACTTCTGCACCGATCACTTCCAGCACATCAACAAACTCCGCGCGACACTTGCGGCCAGTCGAATTACTGCGTTTTGCTTCGGCTGGAATCTGAACTTTCACAATCACGCCACCGTTGCATTTCTTCCAGCCGATTAACACACCATCTGGTGTGATTGCGATTTGTGCAGCAGTGATGGCTGATAGCTCTATCGCTTCGTACAGATTCGCTCCGGACAGATTCGATACGTACAGATTAGCTCCGGACAGATTCGCTCCGTACAGATTCGCTCCGGACAGATTCGCTCCGTACAGATTCGCTCCGGACAGATTCGCTCCGTACAGATCCGCTCCGTACAGATTCGCTCCGGACAGATTCGCTCCGGACAGATTAGCTAAGTACAGATTCGCTCCGGACAGATCCGCTCCGGACTTCACTGACTCAGCGGCAGCCTCTTTTACTGTCGTCGCAGTCTCTGATTTATAGAGGACCGCTCTGGTATATCTGTGCAGGATTTCAATCATCACTAATGCCTTAAAAGATTCGTTGACAACAATTTCGGGCTCTCCGGATTCCCGACCAGCCTCACTGGATAACCAGTCGCCCCTGTTATGCCTTTCCGGTCGCATCACTCAGGGGCATCGCGTGTTGGGCTTACCGCCCTGGGGTGTATAGGTTCAAAACTTCCGCCGTCCGATATTGCCGAACGTGATCCACATCGACGGAAAAACGATCGCCGCAACGCAGGCGTAAACGAGTAGCTGGTTCATTGTGCGGACTCCGGTTTAGTGGTTTGTTGTGCAAACGTTGTTTCAGTCATTCCGCAGGGCCGCCAAGAGTCTTCAGGAATTCAAGATGCTCATAGACAGCTTTCGGTTCGTCGCCTGTGTCTGCGAAGAACGCAATGTCTACCGGTTCAAGCTCGCCATCGACAAGCATAAGAAACAACATTGTTGATTGAACACCGGCACCGAGGTTTAGAACGCGAATTGATCGACTCACTTCACCCCTCCCGCAACAGCCTGCCGCATGCATCCGGTTTTGATTGTTGTTTGCATTCTGTCACTCCATAACAAAGCCCGCTGCAAATCAGTGCGAGTGATCTGAGCGGGCAATGAAACAACCGAAGTCGTTTTTATGTTTTCTGTCAGCCCTCGCACGGCCGATCAGATCATTGCAAGTTTATTGAGTTGTGTCAACGCATGTTTTTGAAAATTATTTCACACGCTTGATGAGTCGATATTGGACTCGTGGAAGAATGTGTTTCTCAACGCCGCGCAGGAGCGTCACGACAATTCTACGACATCAATCAGCATCTGATTTTCCTTGTGAAAATCAGCCTCCGTGCTGTGGTGATAGTCTGCGCCCAGACTAATAAATGTTCTGTGGACTAAAGATGCCGTGGATACTCGCCACGGCGTCGAGTGTCGCTCCCTTGTGTTGTCCGGGCGGTTTGCCTTCCCGGTTTCGCGTTGGTCAAGCGAACCCACCGGCCACGATTACGGCTCATGGCTCCCCTGCCGTTTCCGTGTGGACTACTTCACGTTCGTCCCTTCAACGCCTCTGGCCATCCGATCCCGCGTGCGTTTTTGCAACCACATCATTGCCTCTTGGATCTTCGTCAGTGCCACTGCGCTTTCTCGACAAGCAAACTGCCCGCTCTGAAACCCGATAAGCCTGTCTTCGACGATCGCAAGTAGTGCCTCACCACTGATCCCATTGACGCCCGCCTCATTGATCGGCCCGTTCTGGAACTTGATGTTGCAAAGCTCGATGTCTTCGTTGTCTTTCTGCCACTGCCGAATCTGATATTCGTGGCAGGCGTTTCCCTGTCCAGGCTCATCCAGGACGTTGACCAACAGTGCCTCATTAAGTTCGTTGACCCTGTGGCTAGTCAGAACTCGACCCGTCAAACGTGTACCCATTCAATAACTCCATAATCGCCACAGAACAACACATTGAAAACGACGGGCGATAACGTCGATTCCAATGGCGGGGTTTACAGGCCCGCGTTTTAATGTGAGCGTTCACCGGAGCGGTGTAATTCTGATAATCGGCTTGTCCCATACGTTGCCATTCTCAAACAGCAAGGCGAGACGCTCTGGAAATCCAGCCACGTACGCATGGACGATCGCCTTGGCTTTGGTTTTTTCCAATTCAACCTCAACAGCCATGCCGATGGGGAACATCTCCGCAACCATCTGCTCAAGGCGGATCTTCGCGTCGATGAAACCATTGACCGCAGCACATAGTTGTGCCCGGTGAACAATGGCATCCATCTGCGGGCACCTGTGCGCCTCAGCTATAATGTCCATCATAAGTCCGTCTTTCGATTTGCTAATTTTTGATCTCCGCAGATGATGCCAAGCGTTATTTGGAAGACGGGCAGGCGTCTGAATGATCCCCTGCATTGCAATCAAACGACTGAATGCAATCCGCCTTAACTCCAGACCCTTTGCACTTAGGGCATGGTCCGGGCCATGTGCCCGGCCCTGACCACTCAAACGGTCTATCACTTCCGTGGGCTTTTCCGTCGCCGTCGCACCTGTCACACGCTGTCATGATCAATCTCCAAATAACAAAAAAATGCACAAGAGCCGCGATGGTACTGTTTCACACATGGACGCCGGGCTCGTCGCGGCCATGTGATTTTTGTCGTTATGGCGATCAGAACAGCACGCCTTGCCGAAGGCGGTCGGCTGCCTTCTCGCAATACTCCTCCGAGATCTCAATCAACGTCGCTTTGCGGCCTTCGAGCTTCGCCGCAACTCCCGTTGTTCCGCTCCCCGCGAACGGGTCTAGGATCGTCGCTGCGTCTGCGACGAGCGACAAACACCACCGCATCAACGCCAGTGGCTTTTGGGTCGGGTGAACCCGCCCGTCTCTCGCGGCTTCGCCTCGACTGTAATTGAAACACCGCACCGCTTTGTCGCGGCTCGTCCACGCAAGCTCTGCGTCTGCGAGCGAGAAATCTCGCTGCCCCTTATCCCAAACCAGCCAGCCCATCGACGGCGGAAGACTGTAGTAATTCCCGCCCCACACAATCGAGTCTTTGGCCGCGTCTTGAATCATGTCTATCAACCACCTTGGTGGAGATGTTGTGTCCCAAACTGAACGCTCTCCGTAATCTTTCGCCCCGCTCGCACGGCTACACACTGCACCGCCGTCTCTGCGATTTGCCGCACCGATGCCATATGGCGGGTCGGTCAACAACAAATCGAACCTCGTCAGGAATGGCAACACCTGCCTGCAATCGGCGTTGTAAATCGTCACCGAATCGTCGCGGTAATACGCTTCAAACGGAACCGAAGGCGGTAGAACAATGGGTCGCAACGGAGTCGCGGCAACGTCTTTTTGTGTAGTCATAGTTTCCTTTCGCGACCCGTTGAACCCAAGCGTTATTTTGACTGAGCAGCATTGCCCTCAATCGCGTCGAAAATATCCTCAGCCTCTTTTATGGCCGCCTCAATGTCTTGTCGCGTGACAGCGGTCGGCGGCATGTCTCCGAGCCGTCCCAGCAGTACGCGGATTGTGTTTTCCAACTGGTCGACAATATCGCCAACAGCCAGTGCTTCGATGCCCACCAATGTGATAGACGGAAACAACTTGCGGCGTGGTGGTCCGGGGCTCGTCGGCCTTCCGGTGAACACTTCGGTTGCTGGCACTGGCTGTGGTTTCTTTGCACTCATAGAACACCCCAAAAGCAAAATAACAAAGCGTTGCACGGGAGCCGCCGACAACGCGGGTTTAGAATTGAAATTCGTTCACGGCGGCCACGTGAACGCTGTCGTTATCTGCACTGACGGGAAACGCGAAACGGCGGATCATATCGAACGCCGTTGCACTCAATGGACTGGATCGATGACCCCTCAACACCCAAACGATCGCGGAAATTGCGGCGAAGTGATTGCAGCAGCCATCGCGACTTTTGCCACCGAGTCGCTTCATCTTTGAAGCCAGCTAGGCTGCTCATCCATGTAACAATAATTGCGTACAACGCTGCCTCGGCAACGACGAGTGCCATGAACAAAAACACTGCTGCCACGACAAGAACTCCGATCACCATGAACACGACGCGGGCAGATAACAAAGCATTCCACACGGAGGCTGGTAAATCTATTGTCTGTTCCATTGGTTGTTCCTTGTGAAAGTGTGTTACGGCCCCGGTGAATGCCGTCGTTCTAAGGACTGCTCGGCACGTCGCCATCATCCCACGATTGGAACCCTCGGTCCGCAAGCCATCGCTTGGCCTCTTTCCTTGCCCACATTGGCAGGTTCGTTCTCGCTGTGATCATCTTCATGACTGCCCCTGATTTTGCGAGCGGATTTGTTGGTATCTTGTCCGTCAAATTAAACGTCGCGCAGTGGGCATCAAACCTTTCCGTCTTGCCTATCACGAAATCCATCAGTGCAAGATCCAGCGAATGGTTGTATCTGTCCAATTCCGTCTGCATGTTCACGCCTTAGAACAAGCCAATCCACAGGACGGCGACAACCGCCATCCATAAATCCAAATCTCTCGCGCCGCCTGTGATCGGCAGCGTTCACACGACTGAAGCTGCTTTACCAATGGCCGCCCGGAGCAATTCAATCGCAGCCGTGTTGGCCTCGTTCAGCGGCCATCCATCCTGCTCGAATCGTGCCAGTGATTCAACGCACGCCGCAAGCAGATCTGGTGCCGCTGCAATCAGTCGTGCGTTGGCGTCATTTCGCACCAGCACATCATCACGCAAAGAGTCGCGGTCTGTGTGCGCAACAATGTATTCCACCTTTGACCCATCGGCCCGCATTCGACCAATCCAATTGCTTACAGTCGTCTGCT